CAAATTGCTGGCACGGTTGGATGTACACCGTCGGCAATCTGGCAGTGGCGGAGGAAAAATGACCTGCCCCGGAACTGCGAGCGGGGGAGGCAGTGGTAAAAGGAGTTTATATGGATTTAACAAAAGAAGCTCTGGAGCAAATTTTGGTTCTCCATAGGCTGTGGGTTTCTTCTGGTGTGGCTGAAGGACAGCGCGCCAACCTGTGCGGGGCCGACCTGTGCAGAGCCAACCTGTGCAGGGCCAACCTGTGCGGAGCCAATCTGAGTTCGGCCAACCTGCGCGGGGCCAATCTGCGCGGGGCTGATCTGAGCGGAGTTAATCTGTGTTTGTCTAATCTGAGCCAGGCCGATCTACGTGGGGCTGACCTGGGCTGGACTGATCTGCGCTGGGCTGATCTGCGCAGGGCCAATCTGAGCGGGGCCGACCTGCGCGGGGCCAACCTGCGCTGCGCATACCTGCACGAAGCCAATCTGTGCGGGGCAAAAAATATGAAAGAAGCCATCACTGATTATACTACCGTTTTTTTTCCTATTCAATGTCCAGAGTTCGGTTCTTACACCGCCTTTAAAAAAGCAAATGGAAAAATCGTGGAGTTAGAGATTCCCGCGGACGCACTCCGTTCCTCCGCGACAAGCCGCCGATGCCGGGCCAGTAAAGCCAAAGTAATCAGCATTACAAACGCTGACGGTACTCCAGCAGGAAACAGCGTGCGCAGTGATTACGACCGCGATTTCGTTTATGCCGTTGGAAAGACGGTCTGCGTGAAGGATTTCGACACAGACCGCTGGAACGAATACGCCGCCGGCATTCATCACTTTATTACCAGGGCCGAGGCGGTGTCTTATGAATGAAAAAGGAGGCCCTCGTGAACACGATCTGCGATATTCGAAAAGTTCTTGGCTCTTGGCTGGTAGTCGCCCGGACGCCAGGCGGGGATTCCATCATGGTAACGCATAAAGGCACCTGTGAGGAAGCCCTGCAAAAGGCCCGCTGGGCGGAACCGAAAACAGCGTAAGAGCGCCGCAGAATCGGGCGCCCTTAGAAGAAAAGGAGTTAAATATGCCAGTCAAAATCACTCAGCTTGAGGCTGAAAACGTCAAACGCATTAAGGCACTTACCCTCACCCCTGCCCCGAACGGCCTGACGGTGATCGGAGGCCGCAATAATCAGGGCAAAACCTCCAGCCTGGATGCCATCGTGTGGGCGTTGGGTGGCGACCGATACCGTCCCTCCCAGGCCCAGCGGGAAGGGTCCGTTCTTCCGCCCCGGCTTCACCTGGAGTTGTCCAATGGGATCATTGTGGAGCGCTCAGGCAAAAACAGCGATTTGAAGGTTACGGATGCCTCCGGCCGCAGGGCGGGGCAGCAGCTGCTCAATTCCTTCGTGGAGCAGTTGGCCCTCGATATGCCCCGGTTTATGCAATCCACAAGCAAAGAAAAGGCGTCCACCCTCCTGCGGATCATTGGCCTAGAAGAGCAGGTAGAGGCGTTAGAGCGCCAAGAGAAGGAGCTGTACAACCAGCGCCGCGCCATTGGCCAGATCGCCGACCAGAAAGTCAAGTATGCCAAGGAACTGCCCATCTTTCCAGAGGCTCCCTCCGCGCCGGTTTCGGCCTATGACCTTATCCAGCGCCAGCAGGAGATTCTCGCACGGAACGGCGAGAACCAGCGCAAGCGGGAACGGGCCGCCCAGCTGGAGCAGGAGAAACAGACGCTTTTCCGCCAGTTGGAAGAATTAAAGATGAAATATGCCGCCGTGTGCGAAGACTGTGAAATCGCCCAAAAGTCGGCCCTGGACCTGATCGATGAATCTACAGAGCAGTTGGAGGCCAGCATCCAGGACATTGAGGCCATTAACGTCAAGGTCCGCACCAACCAGAACAAAGCCCGGGCGGAAGCCGAGGCGAAGGAGTACGGCGACCAGTACGCCGGCCTCACGGCCCAGTTGGAGGCGGTGCGCCAACAAAAAACGGATCTTCTGCAGGGCGCGAATTTACCCCTCCCCGGCCTCTCCGTGGACAACGGCGAATTGATCTACATGGGCAAGCCCTGGGACTGCATGAGCGGCAGCGACCAGCTGAAGGTTTCCACCGCCATCGTCCGGGCCCTGAAGCCGGATTGCGGGTTCGTGCTCCTTGATAAGCTGGAGCAGATGGACTTAGAAACCCTGCGGGAGTTCTCCGCCTGGATGGAGGCCGAGGGTTTGCAGGGGATTGCCACCCGTGTGTCTACGGGCGGGGAGTGTTCCATCATCATTGAGGACGGATATGCGAAGAGTGGCGAGGCCCCGGCCCCGGCTCCCGCGGCGGCCCCGGCCCCTACATCTTGGAAAGCAGGTGAATTTTAATGAGCCGGCTGAAAATCTTTACCGGAAAGACCGGCGGCGCCCTCAAGGTGGTTGTCTACGGCCCGGAAGGGATCGGCAAGTCCACGCTGGCCGCTCACTTTCCCCGGCCCGTGTTCATCGATACCGAAGGCTCGACCCGGCACATGGACGTGGCCCGCACGGAAAAGCCCACCAGCTGGACGATGCTCATGGAACAGGTGGCGTACATCCGCAGCAACCCTGGCGTGTGCTCCTCCCTGATTATCGACACGGCGGACTGGGCGGAACAGCTGTGCGTGGACAGCATCTGCGCCAGCAAGAAACTGACCGGCATTGAGGATATGGGCTACGGCAAGGGATATGTCTATCTGGCCGAGGAGTATGGCCGTCTGCTGAATCTGCTGGAGGAGGTCGTGGGCGGAGGCGTGCATGTCGTCCTGACCGCCCACGCTATGATGCGCAAGTTCGAGCAGCCCGACGAGATGGGCGCGTATGACCGCTGGGAGTTGAAACTTCAGAAAAAGACCTCCGCTCTGGTAAAGGAGTGGTCCGATCTGCTGCTCTTTGCCAATTACAAAACCATGTCAGTGGCTGCGGACGATAAGGGCAAGAAGTTCAAGGCCCAGGGCGGCCGCCGGGTGATGTATACCTCCTCATCCCTGTTGGGACGCGAAGAACCGGCTGGGACTGCCGGAGGAGCTGCCCCTGGATTATGCGTCCCTGGCCCCCTATTTTGAAGCCGCCGCCCCAGCCGCAGACCCTGCGCCTGCCCCCGCCGCGTCTCCGCCTCCACCGCAGGACAATGAGCCTGCCGTGGACTCCGCCCCCGTCGCGGGACCGGACGAGTGGGCCGTCCCCAACAAGATCAAGCCTCTTTTGGTCAGCTCGGATGTAACCGAGAGCGAGGTCCGGGAAGTGATCGCCCAGAGACAGGGCAGTTTCCCGATGGGAACCTCCTGGAAAACCATGGAGGACGTGGGCTTCGTGGACGGCTGGGTCCTGCCCTTCTGGGACAAGATCGTTGAAATGATCCGGGCAAACCCGAACAGGCTGCCCTTCTGAAATACGCGGGGACGCCATACCTCCCCCGCTCCAATAAAAATTGAAAAGGAGCCACATCATGAGCGAGTACGATTCTACCTCCCGTGAGTTGGGATGGGACGACGAAATACAGAACGACGGCAGTCCTTTTGAGGTTCTGCCGGAAGGAGACTATCGTTTTCGGGTCGAAAAGTTTGAACGCGGACGTCACAGCGGGAGTGAGAAAATTCCCGCCTGCAACAAGGCCATCCTGACGTTCTCTGTAAACGACGGCCAGCACACCGGAACAGTGATGGCGAACCTGTTCCTTTATACCAAGTTCGAATGGAAGCTGTGCCAGTTTTTTACCTCCATCGGCCAACGGCGCCACGGCGAGGCCATTCACATGAACTGGGGACAGGTCCCCGGTTCCACCGGCATCTGCCACATTGGGATACGCAAATGGACCGGCAACGACGGCAAGGAACGCAATGGCAACGAGATCACGGAGTTCTACGACCCGGAGGAGGCTCCAGACGTTCCGGCAGAGCAGGCGGGCGGCCGTCCGGCGGCGGGGCAGACCTGGACAGAACTGCCCAGAGGAACCTCTACCCCCTGGGACACGGGTAAATTCTAATGGATCTGCGGCCATATCAGCAGGAAGCCAGAACGGCGGTTGAGCAGGATTGGTCCGATGGGTTTGCCCGGACCCTTCTGGTCCTGCCTACCGGGTGCGGCAAGACCATTGTGTTCTGCAAGATCGTTGAAGACATGGTCCGCATCGGGAGCCGCTGCCTGATTCTGGCCCATCGCGGGGAATTGCTGGAACAGGCGGCGGATAAAATGCTGGCCGCGACCGGCCTGCGGTGCGCTGTTGAAAAGGCGGAAGAATCCTGCCTGGACAGCTGGTACCGTGTGACCGTCGGCTCCGTCCAGACCCTCACGCGGGAAAGGCGGCTGAGCCGGTTCCCCAGCAATTATTTTGACGTGATCGTAGTGGATGAGGCCCACCATTGCCTGTCGGACAGCTATCAGCGGGTCCTGGAGCATTTCGGCGATGCCCGTGTGCTGGGCGTAACCGCTACTCCTGACCGCGGCGATATGCGAAATCTGGGGCAGTATTTTGACCACCTGGCCTATGAGTACTCCCTGCCTCGGGCCATCAAAGAGGGCTACCTGAGCCGCATCAAGGCGGTGACCATTCCCCTGAAGCTGGACCTCACCGGCGTTGGCGTACAGGCTGGGGACTTCAAAAACAGCGACCTCGATACCGCCTTGGACCCCTACCTCTACCAGATCGCCCGGGAAATGAAAACCTACTGCGCCGGCCGGAAGACGGTGGTATTCCTGCCTCTGGTGAGGACCTCCCAGAAGTTCCAGGCCATTTTAAACGCCGAAGGGTTTCAGGCAGCCGAGGTCAACGGCAGCAGTGCCGACAGGGCGGAAGTCATGCGGGAGTTCAGCGAGGGCAGGTATAACGTCCTTTGCAATTCCATGCTGCTGACCGAGGGCTGGGATTGCCCATCGGTGGACTGCGTGGTGGTCCTGCGGCCCACGAAGGTCCGCTCCCTTTACTGCCAGATGGTTGGGAGGGGGACCCGGACGGCCCCCGGCAAAGACCATCTGCTGCTCCTGGACTTTCTCTGGCATACAGAGCGCCATGAGCTCTGCCACCCTGCCAGCCTGATCTGCGAGAGCCCGGAGGTGGCCCAAAAGATGACGGAAGTCCTGGAGGGCGCCGCCGGATGTCCCGTGGATATCGAGGAGGCGGAGCGAAAAGCTTCCTCCGATGTAGTAACCCAGCGGGAAGAGGCCCTGGCGAATCAGCTGGCAGAAATGCGCAGCCGCAAGCGCAAGCTGGTGGATCCCCTGCAATTTGAAATGTCCATCCAGGCGGCAGACCTCAACAGCTATGTCCCCTCCTTCGGATGGGAAATGGGACCGCCGTCGGAAAAGCAAATTGCCGCCCTGGAGAAACTGGGCATTTTCCCGGATAAGATCGAAACCGCCGGTAAAGCCGCTTTGCTCCTGGATCGTCTGGCGAAGCGCCGGGGAGAGGGGCTGACGACGCCAAAACAAATCCGTTTCCTGGAATCCAAAGGATTTCAGCATGTGGGACAGTGGCAGTTCGAAACAGCAAAGCACATGATTGATCGGATCGCCGCCAACGGATGGCATGTTCCCGGCGGCATTAACCCATCTGAATTTATTGGAGTGTAAACACAATGGAAAGCAGCCTTGATCTGTTGGAGGCGCTGGATTATATCGACCCTGCTGGCCTGTCATATCAGGAATGGGTTAACGTAGGAATGGGACTAAAGGAAGCGGGATATCCCGTCTCTGCCTGGGAGGAGTGGAGCCGCCGGGACAAGCCCCGGTTTCACGCTGGCGAGTGTCCGCGGAAGTGGGAAACCTTTCGCGGAGCGTCCGGTGGAGCGCCCATCGCCGCGGGGACCGTTCTCAAAATGGCTCTGGACCGGGGCTGGCGGCCTGCGCCGTCTTCTGACCACCCTGGCCATGTTCTGGACTGGGAGGACACCATAGACGCCAAAGACGGGACAGTCATAAGCCGTGCGTGGCTGGAAGGTCGGGAGGTCCCCGAGCCCTCTGACTGGCACCCCGCCTGGGACCTGATTACTTACCTTAGTGTTTTGTTTGATCCTTCGGAGTATGTAGGCTATGTAATCGAAACGTTCAAGAGCGACGATGAGCGGCAGGTTCCCTCCAGAGGAAACTATGACCGCACCGCCGGTCAGCTGATTGACGCCCTGCGCGCCTGCAAGGACGACATCGGAGCGGTGCTGGGCGACAGCGATCCGGACGCGGGGGCCTGGATTCGGTTCAACCCCCTGGACGGGAAGGGCGTCAAAAATGAAAACGTGACCGCTTTTCGGTATGCCCTGGTGGAGTCCGACGAAATGAGCCTGGAAGAGCAGCACGCCATGATTCGTGAATTGGAACTGCCCGTGGCCGCCCTGGTCAGCTCCGGAGGCAAAAGCCTGCACGCCATCGTGCGGATTGAGGCGTCCTCCTTCGAGGAATACCGTTCCAGAGTAGATTACCTCTACGCCGTCTGTGAAAAGAACGGTTTGAAGGTGGACCGGCAGAACCGCAACCCTTCCCGCCTATCCAGACTCCCCGGCGTCACGCGGAAGGGGCGCAAGCAGTTCCTCCTTGCCACAAACATCGGCAAAGCCTCCTGGAAAGAGTGGCGGGACTGGATGGAAAGCGTCACAGACGATATGCCGGACCCGGAGAGCATGGCAAACGTCTGGGACAATTTGCCACATCTGGCCCCGCCCCTGATCAGCGGCGTCCTCCGGCAAGGGCATAAAATGCTCCTGGCTGGGCCGAGCAAAGCCGGCAAGAGCTACGCCCTCATTGAACTGTGCTGCGGGATTGCCGAGGGGCGGCCATGGATGGGCTTTTCCTGCGCCCAGGGGCGCATTCTCTACGTCAATCTGGAGCTGGACCGGGCCAGCTGCCTTCACCGCTTCAGGGACGTCTATATGGCTCTAGGCTATAAGCCGGAGAACCTGGACAAGATTGACGTCTGGAACCTCCGGGGCCGGTCCGTCCCGATGGACAAGCTGGCGCCGAAGCTGATCCGCCGGGCACGGAAAAAGGACTACATCGCTATCGTCATCGATCCCATTTATAAGGTCATCACCGGCGACGAGAACAGTGCCGACCAAATGGCCAGCTTCTGCAACCAGTTCGACAAGGTCTGTACCGAACTGGGGTGTGCGGTCATCTATTGTCACCACCATTCCAAAGGTCAGCAGGGAAGCAAGCGGGCTATGGACCGGGCCAGCGGCTCCGGGGTGTTCGCCCGTGACCCGGACGCCCTGCTGGACCTCATTGAACTGCCAATCAGCGACGATCTCCGCAAACAGGAAATCAACAATGCCGTAGGGCGGGCCTGTACGGCGGCCCTCCAGGCGGCGGGGAAATTGAGTGAAGTCAGCCAAGACGACTTATGCAGTGAGAAGGCCGCCCTGGCCGCCTGTGAGGGCGTTTTGGCGCCGCAGGAGTACAAGGACACACTGGTGGCTGTGGAGGCCGCTAAAAAGGCCGCAGAGGCCCGTACCGCGTGGCGTATTGATGGCACACTCCGCGAGTTCCCGAAATTCCCTCCGGTTAATCTGTGGTTTGACTTCCCTGTTCACCGAAACGACGAAAGCGGTGTCCTGGCCGATGTGGACCCGGAGGGTGATACACCGGCTTGGCAGTCGGCGAAGGACGCCAGGAAGAAACAAGCCGAACAGCTGCGTAAGACCAAACAGCAAAAGTACAATATCGCTATTGAGAGTTTTCGCTTTTCCCACAATGATGTTTACCCCACCGTAAAGGAGCTTTTCGAGGAAATCAAGCAGAGCGCCGAGGCCGCTGGTGAAGATTACCCGACAGAAAAAACGGTGCGAAATTCTTTGAAAAGTGTCGGCTACGTCATTGATAAAAACTCTGGGAGGATTTGCCCGGAATCTCAAAAAAACTGGTAATGGGAATTTGCCCGCCACCTGATTTTTAAGGTGCCGGGAATTCGCCCGCCACCTTAAAAAATACGCCGGGCAGGCACCTCCCCGCCACCCTTATATACTACGTATATAAATACTACGTCGGGCAAGCCCTCTGTACGGGTACCCCACCCTTACGTGTGGGGGCCATAGGCTGCCCCCACACACGGGAGGGATACCCGCCCAGTACAAACGCGCGAAAAAAGAAGCAATACTTTAATGAGGTAAAGAATATGGCTTTCGTAGATATCATCTGCCCCTGTTGTGGAAATACTCGCAGAAACAGAGGCGTAAGGGACGATGCTTTCTGTCCCCTGTGTGGGTATGCCGGCGTTATACGGTTGAGCGAGGAGGATGTAAAATTTTTGAATGAGGCATACCGACGGCACTTGGAACGGAACTGAGAGGGGGATATTCATGAGGATAGAGTTCTTTATGCCTATGGCAAAAGTCCCCACCGCCACACACCAGGAAAAGAAATGGCGGGTGGTGAACGGCAAGCCGGTGAGCTACGAACCCCCGGCAGTATCGGCGGCCCGGTCGAAACTGACGGCCCACCTGGCCGGGCACAAACCGGAAAAACCCTTGCAGGGGGGAATCCGGCTCCTAGTGAAATGGTGCTTTCCCCGCGGGAAGCATGAGGACGGCGAGTATCGGACCACCAAGCCCGATACCGACAATCTCCAAAAACTGCTGAAGGACTGCATGACTGCCGTAGGGTTCTGGAAGGACGACGCTCAGGTAGTCTCGGAGATATGCGAAAAGTTTTGGGCTGAGGTGCCGGGGATCTACGTTTTCGTGGAGCAGATCAAGGAAACGACCTGGGAGCGTACTGGCACTGGTACGCATTTAAGGACGTCCTGCGGGGAGCCCGCTGGGCGGAACCGGCATAAAGGAGAAGAGGAGGAACCTGGATGGACAAAAAGCAGAGCAGTGAGCGCCGCATCTGCGGTACCTGCCGGTGGTATGACGCGCTGGGGGACCTGTGCCGGAACGGGGGCAACGTCCATCATTGGGAGGAGCCGGACCGACGGGACGGGTGCCGGAAATGGGAGCGGGACGCGTGAGCTGCGATGAATTTTTACATAGCAAACTCGTCCAAGCGCCCGAGAGCGGCTT